CAAGGATCCGCAAGTCCAGGAGAAGTTGGTGAGTGGAGAGATAAACTCGCTAGCAAACATCCTGGATGGAACGATGTATTAGGTCGTGCTCAAAAAATGCCCGGTTCAACTATAAAAAAACTTTAATATGGCAAGAAGAAAAAGAACGACGAATGACCAACCAATCGGCGTTGGTCTTACAACCCGTCAGATGAAAAGAAAAAAAGCACTTGGAAGTGAATATCTATTAGATATTGACCCACTCACAGACAATCAAAGAAAACTTTTTGATGCATACGCCGAAGGTAAGAATCTTGTTGCTTATGGATGTGCAGGAACAGGTAAGACTTTTATTACTCTATACAATGCCCTTCGTGAAGTTCTTGATGAAAGAACTCCTTATGAGAAAATTTATTTGGTTCGTTCTTTAGTTGCCACCAGAGAGATTGGTTTCCTTCCTGGTTCCTATGAGGATAAGTCAGACATCTACCAAATTCCTTATAAGAATATGGTGAAGTATATGTTCCAGATGCCTTCTGATGCCGAGTTTGAAATGCTTTATGGCAATCTTAAATCACAGGAAACGATTAAGTTTTGGAGCACATCATTCCTAAGAGGAACAACACTTGATAATGCAATTGTGATTGTAGATGAATTCCAAAACTGTACGGCACATGAACTGGATTCAATCATTACTCGTGTTGGTGAAAACTCTAAGATTATGTTTTGTGGAGATGCTACTCAGTCCGATTTGCAAAAGACTAATGAGCGTAATGGAATTGTTGATTTTATGAGTATCTTGCGTAAAATGCCATCTATTGATATAATAGAATTTGGTGTTGATGATATTGTTCGTTCTGGACTTGTCAAAGAATATATTATTGCAAAACTAGAAGCAGGTTTTTAATGTTCAATCATGTTGATTTGATTCTTCCCAAACTTGAACGGGAGACCATAGGTGGCATTCGTTATTATAAAGTTCCAGATGAAGAAGAACTACTTAAACTAGTTTCAATTACTTCTGTTACAAGTCATTTTAATCGTGAAATATTTGTCAAGTGGCGCAAGAAAGTAGGAGATGATGAAGCAGACCGTATCACGAAACTTGCAACAAGTCGTGGTACGGATATGCATACTCTCACAGAGTATTTTCTGAAAAATCAAGACCTTCCTAGAGATATTCTTCCAATCTCAGAATTTCTGTTTAATATTTCTAAATCAACTCTTAAGAATATAAATAATATTCACGCTCTTGAAGGTTCCCTATATAGTAAGCAATTAGGTATTGCAGGAACCGTTGATTGTATTGCAGAATACAACGGCGAATTGGCGATTATTGACTTTAAAACTTCCAAAAAGCCCAAACCACGCGAGTGGATTGATCATTATTTTGTGCAGTGTTGTGCTTATGCAGCAATGTTTTACGAACTGACTGAGATACCAGTCAAAAAATTTGTTATCATTATGTCTTGTGAAAATGGAGAGTGTGTAGTTTATGAAGAATACGACAAAGCAAAGTACCTTAAATTGCTCGTCCAATATATTAGAAAATTTGTTGGAGATAAACTTGAGCAGTATGGAACCTAATAAAGAATTAGAACAAGTAATAGAGGATAAATTTCTCACGCCTTCTAAGTTTTCTCTAGAGATAGAAAAGATTGTTGCAGAAGAAAAGTGCAATTATATTGATGCAATCGTTCATTATTGTGAAGTGAATGGTATTGAAGTAGATTCAATTACGAAACTTGTATCAAAACCACTCAAAGAAAGATTGAAGTATGATGCTATCAATCTAAACTTTATGAAGAAAACATCGAGAGCAAAATTGCCACTATGAGTCCTTTTGAGACATATCAACATTATCTTTCGCTCAAAAGTCATTTCACAAATCCAAAATATGATTTCTTTAAGTATGGTGGGAAGTCTAGGGCAACTCTGACTTCCTTTAACAAACGCAAAGACAAATATTTCTTTGAGAAATCTTCAAGGAAATATTCTGATAAAGAAATTCTAGATTTTCTTGTATCAAATTTTATTGCTACAGACAACCCACAGAACATATGGATTGGAGAAATTATAAACTCTGGAGAAAGAACATACACAGAGTGGATGAAACGACAGCAGAGTTTGACCTACTTGTTCAAAGAACAATCGGAAGAATTGTTCTCGCAGACAAAATTAGAGGATGCTTTCAACTGTTCGAAAGGTCATCCACCAGTTCTAAAAAAATTCCTGGGCGGGAAGATTTCACCTGAAGTACTGGTGATTTATGATATAATCTTCCAGTTCGGGAATGTGTTTGATAAAAAACTTATGGACCCAGTATGGGAAACCGTAAGTTTAAAAATCAAGAAGTACAAACCATTTCTAAATATTGATGTCTTTCAGTACAAAAAACTTTTACGGGAAATTGTAAATGAGTAAATTCTTTGACTCCGAACTAATTCAGGAAGAACTTGAAGAAATTAATGAACTTCAAAAGTTCATTTATGGAAGTATTCTTACTTTTGGTTCAATGTCTCGTGAAAATAAACTGGAACACATTGATAAACTGACTCAGTTGCTAGAAAAGCAACGTATTATGTACACAAGACTTTCTCTTTCTGATGATCCACAAGCGATTGAAATGAAAGAGAATTTACGAAAATCTGTATCGATTATGGGATTCCCTCCCGATACAGATATGAATTTACTTTTCAATAGTATGAATAAAACAATTGAGTCTCTCAAGGAATTTATTGACAAGTAATATTATTTTTGTTATAATATCCAAGTAAATCCAAAACATCCAATTTACACAACGAATCCAAATGTCTTTTTCTGATCTTAAGAAACAATCTAAACTTGGTTCCCTGACCGCAAAATTGGTCAAGGAAGTAGAAAAAATGAATAATAACGCATCATCTGGCGATGATCGTCTTTGGAAACTCGAATGTGATAAGAGCGGCAATGGTTATGCCGTCATTCGTTTCCTCCCTGCTCCCGAAGGTGAAGACCTTCCATTCGTGAAACTCTACAGTCACGCTTTCCAGGGCCCTGGTGGTTGGTACATCGAAAACTCTCTGACCACTATGAATCAGAAAGACCCCGTATCAGAACTGAATTCCGAACTGTGGAACAATGGTACTGATGCTGGTAAAGAAGTTGCACGTAAGCAGAAACGTAAACTGACTTATGTTGCTAACATTTATGTTGTCAAAGATCCTGCTAATCCTACTAACGAAGGTAAAGTCTTTCTTTATAAGTTCGGTAAAAAAATCTTTGATAAGATTACTGCTGCAATGCAACCTGAGTTCGAAGATGAGACTCCTATCGATCCATTTGACTTCTGGCAAGGTGCTAACTTCAAACTGAAAGCGAAGAATGTTGCTGGATATCGCAATTATGACTCCAGTGAGTTTGCCGCACAAGGTGCTCTATTGGACGATGATGATGAGATGGAAACAATCTGGAAGAAGCAGTATTCTCTTGCAGAACTTGTTGCTCCCGATCAGTTTAAGTCTTATGATGAACTGAAGAAGCGTCTTGATTATGTTCTTGGTAACAAAGGAACTCGTCGCCAAGACCCTGAGGTTGCTGATGAGGAAGAGACTTCCCGTGGTCCAGTTCGTGATCTTGATGAAGATCTTCGTACTGAACTGAAGAATCTAACTCCTACTAAGTCTTCTTCTTATGATGAGGATGAGGATGATGATACTCTGTCCTACTTTGCAAAACTTGCTGAGTGAAGTCTGATTACACCATTGAACGTGTAAGTAAGTCCGAAGCCGCAGAGTTACTTCTGCGGTTTCATTATCTTAAGGACTTTTCAAAAGGTTTTAAATCTGGGTACAATTACGGTCTTTATAAAAATAATGACTTCTGCCCATTGAATATTGGTGGTATTCGGGGAGTCTGTGTATTCACTGGACTCCCTGTTCCTGAAATTGCTCAAGGTGCTTTTGGATTAGAACGACATGAACAACAAGGACTTTTTGAACTTTCGCGCCTCTGCATTCACCCAGACACACAATCTGACGAACATAATATCACTTCTTGGTTTGTTTCAAGAGCGATTAGACAGTTACGGAAGGATACTGAAGTTAAAGCAATCATCTCTTACGCTGATAGTGATTTCCATCATG